GTATCGTAAGGCAAACCTCAAGAAAGAAGAACTTGAGTTAGACGAGAATCGTCGCGCAGCTCGTTCTGCTGGTGGTTATAAGGACGATTCCAAGAAACAGACTGATCCTTCTAAGGATGGATTCACTGGAATCTCTGGTAGCATTGCAGATATCATGCGTCAGAACAAAGAGATTGAAGCAAAAAATAAGAAGATGAAGAAGGAAGAGGTTGAAGTAGAAGAAGGATATAAGGAGATTGATCGCGACAAAGAGAATAAAATGTATCGTCGTGCAGGTAATCTAGCACGTACTTCTCTTTCATCTACAGGTGAAAAGAAAAAGGATGCCGCTAGTAAGTCCGCTAAGATTGTTTCTGCAATCAGCAGACAGAAAGAAAACGAGCGTTTTGCTAAGATGGGTGACGAGAAAGCAAGAGATAACTATAAGGAAGAAGTACAACAAGTTGATGAGGCAGCACCTCTATTAGCAGCAATTCCTGCAATGCTTGGTAAAGCCGCTGTAGTCGCAGGAAAAGGTGCAGCAGTTGTTGGTAAAGCAGCTGCAAAGGCGGGTGCAGGTGCAGCAAAAATGGGTATGAAGTCTAAACTCAAACTCAAAATGAAGGACATGGCAAAGGATGCCATTAAGAACAAAGTACAAGACATGGCATCCAACGCTAAAGATAATGCCGCAAGTACAGCTAGTGATTTGAATCCACTCGATTCTCTAAAGAATTCTCACGAACCACAAGGTGAACAGATCCATGAGATCTCCGCAGAAACTGCACTTGCGGCTTCTAAGGGAAGAGACAAACAGGCAATGATGCTCAAAGGTCCAGAACATACTGAGAAGAGAGCCGAACTGAGAGCAAAGGCATCTCAGAACTATGACAGAGCAGTTAAGAAGCGTAAGGCAGGTTACGTCAAGAACACTGCATCACCACAAGGTCCTGCTAGAAAAATGACTGCTGAGAGTATTAGTGATATCGTTTCTCTCCGTGCAGAGATGCTAAACGAGGAAAAAGAGTGAAGACCTTCAAACACTTCTCTGAAGGAACTAAAGAAGAGAACAAACAAAAAAGTTTGTTCGCGAGATATAAAGATCTCCAAAATCCTAGAGATCCAAAAACTACAGAAAAACTTCTCAAAAAAGGATCCGCTTGACGGGTCCTCTTTTTTTGACTAAAATTACTCTGTGGAGTTTCAGAAATAAATATAGCTACTTTTAGAGAGCTATATGATAGATTATGAGAACCCTTGGATCTACAAGGGTCGTGCATTTTTATCAGAAGATATTAAAGATAACTACGGATTCGTATATAAGATTACGAATATCTTGAATGGTAGAGAGTATATTGGAAGAAAATATTTCGTTCAGAAAAGAAAACCAAAAGGTGGTAAACGCCGAGTCACTTCTGAGTCTGATTGGAAGAAGTATTATGGGTCTTGCCCTGAGTTGAAAGAGGACATTAAGAAGTTCGGAAAACAGAACTTTACCCGTGAAATTCTGAGTATACATACTACACTAGGAAAAGTGAATTACGAGGAGACCCGTCAGTTGTTCGTTCAGGGAGTCCTGACCGAATCGCTTGACAACGGGGTTCCGAGGTTCTACAATTCTAATGTTCTCGGCCGTTACTACAGGAAGGACTACTTTCATGGAACAAGATCTGATGAATGAGACAGACTATCTCAAGGACCAAATCATTGATCGCATCCATGACCTAGTGGCTATGGGTGACTATCTGAATGCGACTGCTGTTTATGAGGAGTTCAAAGAGAACTTCCAAGAACAATAGTCATATATACTCATAACTACTTCAAGAAGAATGAAACTTCGTAACCTGATCAAAGTTGTTGAAAAAGTTATTGCACCAGAACCTCTTGAAGAAATCAAAGAGGAAGATATTGAATGTGCGATTGATGAACAAGTAGTTCTCTGTGAAGAGTTGCAGGAACCAGAACCCCCTTATACTGGTTATCCTGCTCCTACTTATCTTGTAGATGATCCTTGGTTTGGACCTGCACCCACTCTGACTGAAAAACAGATGGATTATATGCAGATTGAAACTGAAGTCAAGATGCAAGAAGAGAAGGAACGTGAAGAATCTGGTAGTGAACCAGAGAATATTCACCAACTCATGTATGAAATGGCTACAAAAAATGCTCCAACTACTATTCAGTTGAATCCGATTGGTGGTTCGGAAATCTTCCAAGGAGGATCAGAAAATGTCCACCGATGATTGGCGTTATAGTGATGAACGTATGGATGTACGAACTCAAGGATTGAATATTCTTCTTAATAAGTTTGGACGTGAAATATGTTCAGATGGATCGCCAAGATATTCCAATCAGAGTATTTACGAATGCGTTCATGATTGGGTTTCTCAGGGTAATATTAGAACTGATGGTATCGTTGCATACTACAAAGCATATTACGCTAACTAATTTATTCTAATGATCAAACGAACTTTAACTGCACTCGCACTAGTTTTTGGTAGTGTTGCATGTGCAGGTGATAGTGACGACATGATGCTTAAAGTGGAGGGAACTCCTCTGGAAGTAATTCCTCATGTCCAAGCATCTTGGAAGTGTGAAGATTGCACTCCTGAAGAGAAATATGTTCTCGAACAACTTCAAGAACATACTCGAATTACTGATCGCAATGCTCTTGCAACGATCATGGGTAACATCAAACAGGAATCTAAGTTCATTCCTGACATCTGTGAAGGTGGTGCTCGCGTAACCTATGATAACTGTCATATTGGTGGTTATGGTCTGATTCAATGGACTTCGATCAATCGTTACGATAATCTTGGCAGGTTCTGTCAGAAGTATGGATGTGACCCTAGTACACTAGAAGGTCAGACTCGTTATATGATTAACGAATCAGTATTCCAACGTTACCTTCCAGAGTTTGAGGGAAGTGGTAAGTCTATCCATCAGTATATGGTTCCTGCATATTACTGGTTGGGTTGGGGTATCAAAGGTAATCGCGAAATCTACGCATACGTTTATGCCAACAAACTCAAGTTTGGGTGATTATACACCAGGGGGTCTTGACGTGACCCCCACCAATATACTAAGATTGATTAGTGAATTGGAAGGTTCTTACCAACTCCTCAAGTATATGGGGTTTTCTGAAGATCAAGAGACCATTGACAAACTCAAAAGTAAGTACTATACTATGTACTTCAAAGAAAAGAAAAAGGTCGAGGGTCATTAGTTAAGTGGATATAACCTCCGCCTTCTAAGCGGATGTCCCAGGTTCGAGTCCTGGATGACCTGCCTAATCCTCTTTAGCTCAGCGGTAGAGCGAACGACTGTTAATCGTTTGGTCCCTGGTTCGATCCCAGGAAGGGGAGTGAGGAACTTGAGACGTTCCCGCCAAAGGTGCCATTAATTTGGAATCAACCCCCTTTGGATATTCGCGGAGGATCTGCGTCTTACTCCATTACAAACTATCAGTATACTGGGTGTAACGCCCACATAGCATACGGATAAGTGTAGTGTCTTGTCGATGTGGCGGAATTGGTAGACGCGCTGGTTTTAGGTACCAGTTCTTTCGAGAGTGAAGGTTCAAGTCCTTTCATCGACACTTGACAATCATATTTTTCTCTGGTATGGTTGTCTTATGCGGGTTTAGTTCAGTGGTAGAACGTCAGCCTTCCAAGCTGAATGTCATCGGTTCAAATCCGATAATCCGCTCCAGCTTGAATAGCTCAGCGGTAGAGCATCTCCTTTACACGGAGGCGGTCGGGGGTTCGATCCCCTCTTCAAGCATATATAAAGTCCGAACAAAAGAGATCCATTAATGTGGAGAATATGGTGTTATGCACTCGGACAAAAAGAAGGCAGATCCAAACGAGATGCGGACAATATTGCTATCATACGTACTATTATACTCCTTTCTTATTTGGTTACTAATTTTTTTATTATTGCAGGAGTAATCAGACATTGGAATGCAAATACTTGTAAGGAATATTTGAATGGACAAGATCCCATATCTCAGGAAAGATAATTTTTATACGAACTCAGAACTCTCTTTGATCATGAGAGAACTGAACTATATCACTTCGCATAATATTATTCTAAGTGATGATGCGGAAGAATCTGGTGCTCCCAGTCCAGATATGACAACTAAGAAAGCAATGTGGTTTAATGAAGTTTATAAACAACAAAGATTTTCTCCTACATGGAGATTGGTAGATAAAGTCCTACAGGGACCTACCCATGAGTTTTTTGATTTAAGTCCAATGAATAGAAATATTCTGGATACGAATACCTATAGTCTTCTATTGTCTTACTATGAAAATGACGGATTTTATAAAAGACATTGCGATTCATGCCACTACACTGCACTGATTTGGTTCTGTAATACACCACAAAAATTTACTGGAGGAGACTTAATATTTCATGATTCAAATGAAATTGTTAAATTTAATAACAACACATTAATTATATTTCCTAGTTGGGCTGATCACGAAGTAACCCCCATAAAACTGGATGCCCAGTATGAAAATAAACAGATGGGGAGATATTGTTTATCTATTTTCTTTGACATGGTACACCAAAATTAATAATTTCTTAATCAATGTTACGAGATGAACATATTTGATTGACAACTAAGTGCTTGTAACTATTATATAATTATGTAGAACTCAATATTCACATGGACAAAGACACCTATAATAATTGGGTGAAAGTTAAGGAAACCTTCGAGGCTTCTGGAAACACTAATAACATGTTTTATCAAAGGGCATGTGCCATAGTCGGAACTGGTAAAGATCCGTTATCAAAATTTCTAGGAGACAAGGAGGAACCCCATGATGAGTCCGTATGATGATGAGTCAGTTTCACGTACAGAAGTACAGGAGATGATTGATGCAGCAATTCGTCAACACAACCGCAATGCTTCTATCATCAGTATGTGTGTCGGGTGGGTTGTTTTGGCTCTCTTCGCTGAGGGTCTTTTGAGGTTGATAGGTGTAATTCCTCCAATCTTCCCATGGCTGAACATTCACTTGTAGACTGGATTTGGGTGGTTGTCATCGGATTATTCGGTGCAACCATGATTATTCAGGGGCATTTTATCTATCATGGTAAACATGGTTATTC